TGTTTGTACAGGTTAGCTCAGACCATAGCGAAGTCCACATTCGCAAAGGTGACCTGCACATCATGGTTTCTGTCGGTGCAGAAGCCGCCGTATGGAACATCAACGATTGGGAAGGCGAGCCTATCCAGAATCCTTACTGGGTCAATGATTTGAAGGTCACCGACATCCTACTGGATGCCTGGACTGTAGCCTACAACGCCGACCGCGTCATGGTAGCCAGTTGACAGGGCATTACCGCACAACCAAGATTCAGGCCCTTAGCGTCATTGACGACTGGGGGCTTGACTTCCCCACGGGTAACGTGCTCAAGTATCTACAGCGTTGCCCACACAAAGGACAGTCAAACGCAGACGGTATCAAGGCGCTCTGGTACATGGCATACAGCGTAACCAGAGACACGGCCTTTGCCGATCGCATAGCGCAGGAAGCACAGGAGTTAAATAATGGAAGAAACAGTTAAGTTTATATCTGGGATTGTTCATTGCCCATGTAAAAAAGAAGGTTCACAATACGCCCATATACATCGCGTCAAAGACTTGCCAAAAATGCCAAGTAAGAATCTAAATGTTAATGATGGTAGATATATACAAATTTGTTTTGTATTTGAATGTGGACATACAAGAACGGATCACTATCGTTTTTATAAAGGCACTACGTATTGTGAAACTCAACATATTTTTGATGATAGAGATTGTCCTTTTCAAGTTGTTGCTCCAAGAAGGTTTTTCAATAAGATAGAAATGGAAGACTCAAAGGCTGAAGATGGCAAGGCCTAAGTGCAGTATCGTTGAAGGGCGCAGGAAGCGTGAAGCGTTACTGCAACGATACGAAGAACTTGTAGCCGAAGGGATGAGATGCCATGATGCAGCTCGTGCACTTGGCTACAATCACACCACGGTGAACCGCTGGAAGCGCGATCAACTTCTACAAGACCGAATCGAGATTCAGGCAGAGATACAGACCATGTCTAACGGTAGTTTCGCAGTAGCACTTGAAAAACTCCGTGCTGGCTACATGGTAAGACGGCATGGCGCTTCATGGTTTCTACAGCTGACAGACGGCAAGATTTGCCTGTACCTGCTCGATGGTGCTGGCAATCGTAGATACAACCGGGTTGCGTCATTCGGTTCTGCTGATGTTCTAGCGATGGACTGGGAAGTGTTTACTGGATGAAGTTCGAGCAAGCGTACCGGTGGCTTAGGCGTGGCAAGTGTATACGCCGAACTGGTTGGGCTTCCTGTTGCCATATCGAACATTCACAAGGCGAGCAGGTGAGACACTACAACGGGAGACGATGGCAAGGGTACATACTTTTGATGCGTGATCTATTCGATGACGAAGGCAACGCGCGGGATGATTGGGAGGTAATGAGATGAGATTCGGGGAAGTGATACAAGCCTTGATGGCTGGTGGCGGTAACGCAGTGTGGCGGGAAGACTGGGGAGGCTCAGTATTCCTGCGATACTCCGAACTCTGGAATGTCTTTGAACTGCACGGACCTAAAGGACGGGTAACACAGCTGGAAGAGTTGAGCCTGTCCCCTGGTGACCTGTTTGCTAACGACTGGGCACTGGTTGCCATTGATCCACAGAGCGGACTGGTGAAACAATGATGCTATTTGCACTAGGTGTACTGCTGGGGGCTGGTTGCGTGGTGGTATGGTCGGAGATGTATACACGCTGGCTGTATAAAGATGTCAAGCGTAGAGCTAAAGCCCAAGGCATCACCGACCAGCAGATGAAAGATGCTCTCATATGGGCAACGACCGAAGAAATCGAGGACAGCCTACATGGCAGCACAACCCGGAGCAGGTAGACCAACCAAGTACAGCCCAGTGGTTGTACAGCGGATAACAGACGCTCTGCGAGGTGGTAACACCCGCAGGGCTTCCTGCGCTGCCGCTGGTATAAGTCAGGAGACACTTGCCAGATGGTTAGCCGAAAATGTTGATTTTAGGGACGCTATAGAAAAAGCAGAGGGTGAAGCCGAGCTGCGCAACCTTCAGGTCATCCAAGATGCAACCCGCACCACTTGGCAAGCGGCCGCATGGTGGCTTGAACGCAAGCACAAGGCCGACTGGAGTAGCCGGGTAGAGCAGACCGGCGCTGACGGTAGCCCGGTAAAGGTGATCGTGGAGTACGCAGACAAACCATAATGCCAGACATACGATTGATTCTCCCTCGACCACATGAAGCACAGCAGGTGATACTGGCACAGGCAAGGCGCTATAACGTCCTTGCCTGTGGCTGAGTAGGCCGACGCTTTGGAAAAACAACGCTCGGCGGTAATTTACTTTCCGACCCTATCCTAAAAGATGGCTTGCCTTGTGCTTGGTTTGCACCCACCTACCGCCTCCTAGAAGAGGCATACAACGACCATAAGCGGATCTATGCTCCAGTCATACGGCGAGCTGTGCAGACTCCAGCACCGCGCATTGAACTTATAACCGGGGCAGCTATCGACTACTGGACTTTAGACGACCCTTCAACCGTAGCTCGTGGTCGTAAGTACAAGCGGGTAATCATCGATGAGGCAGCCATGGCACGGCATCTCGAACAAGCCTGGACGGAAGCCATACGCCCAACGCTAACTGACTACAAGGGCAATGCGTTCTTTCTATCTACACCTAAAGGTAGCAACTACTTCAAAACCTTGTATGGCATGGCTAGTCAAGATGATGACTGGATGGCATGGCAGATGCCGACTACCGCTAACCCTTGGATTGATCCTGAGGAAGTTGCTAAGGCTGGTGAGTCTCTGCCGAGCATCGCGTTTAGGCAAGAGTATTTAGCCGAGTTCGTGGATGCTGCGGGCGCTCGTATCAAGCGGGAGTGGCTACGATATGGTGATTGCCCTGAAGGGTTGCCTACCTATATCGGGGTTGACCTTGCAATCTCTACCAAGAGCGAAGCCGACTACACCGGGGTTGCTGTCGTGAGCCGTGCTGAAGATGGGACAATCTACGTTAGAGACATCAACCGTACCCGCGCTGACTTTGCTTCCGTGCTACGCTTCATTGAGGCTATGGCTGAGAAGTGGAATCCTAGTATGATCGGCATTGAGCAAGTGCAGTATCAGGCTGCTGTGGTGCAGGAGCTTCTAAGGCGCACGAAACTGCCTATCCGGGGTATACGCCCAGACCGTGACAAAGTAACCCGCTTTGCGCCTTTAGAAGCCCGCTACGAACAATCACAGGTTATGCACTGCCAAGGCCTACCGGCTTACTTTGAGGATGAACTTTTGAGTTTCCCGGTTGGTCGTCATGATGACGTGGTGGACGCTTTGGCGTACGCATGGCAGGTATGCGGACAGCGCAAGAGCTGGGGAGCGATATAACGTTTTATGGCTGAACTCTACACATACAAACTTCAACAGATCTCCGAGATAGACGGAGACACCGTCAAGGCATCCATAGATCTTGGATTTAATATCTTGATGGCCGACGTCCATATTCGATTATTCGGCATTGACTGTCCGGAGAAGGCAACAATCGAAGGCAAGGCCGCTAGAGCCTTTACAAGAGACTGGATAGATCAACACTGGCTAAGGCAGGAAAAGGCCGTGTACGTGACCGTACAGAGCCACAAGCGGGATAAGTACGGCAGGATACTTGGTACGGTGTTCACAGATGGTTCTACGCTGGCGGATGAGCTCAAGAGCAATCACCACGCAGTCGAGTATTTCGGCGGTAAGAAACAATCCTAAAAATATATCTCCCTATACCCTTGCAGTATATATACTTTGAGTGTATATTATTGACATCAAGCAGGGAGATAGATAGATATGAAAGTAAACGTTGTTACAATCGGTAAAGATTGCAAAGTGCAGATAACCAGTGGAACCCAAGTGATTTTTGAAAGAATCTTTGAAGACTGGACTTTTGATCAAATCTGGGATGAGATATCCGATTGTGGACAGAAGATATGGATTGAAACACAACTGGAGTTCGCAAACTAAAAACAGACAGCCCCCGCAAGGGGGCTTTTTTATTGCCTGTGGGATACTGAAGCCATGGGTATCTTTGACCGTTTCCTAGGCGTGAAAGCCGCAGCCAACCAGACCGAAGCGTTGCCATTACCTCTGGCGCAGTCCAGAGACCGGATGCTTACCGGATTCGGTAACGGGCAACTGTACTCCCGGCTGCGTAGGGCACTCCCTGGAAGTCATAAGGACTGGTCAGCGGTTGCAGGTGACCTTGGACTAAACGGGATTGTGGCAGTCGCGATCGACTGGTATGTGCGGAACTGGTCACAAGGTGTAGCCAAAGTCTACCGGCCTGTAGACGGCTCACAGGCAGACCCTATTCCCGATCACCCGGTGCTGAAGCTCATTGCTGAACCTATGCCCGGCCTACCTGCTAACCTTGTATGGGGTTGGTTCCTTCAAGACTATAAGTTATTCGGTAATGCCTACCTGCGGAAGATTCGCTCTACTCGTGATGGTCAGGTGATCGGTCTTCAGTTCCTGCCTTTTGACATGGTTCGCCCGGTTGGTGATGGCATCAACCCACTCACCATGTACAAGTACACCACCGATGGTCGGACATTCGACATCAAACTAGAGGACATTATTCATCTGCGGTACGGCAGGGAACCTCTGGATATCAGGCTGGGGCGCTCACCGCTTCAGGCCATGCTACGTGAAATCGGCACAGACAATGTAGCAAGTTCAGCTGCTTATGGTCTATTGGCTAACGGAGCGATGCCTAGTATCATCATTGGCCCAGATGCTAAGGATGTATCAGTAGACATTAGCCTTGACGATGCACGGCAAATCAAACGACAGATTCGAGAAGACCTAACCGGGGATAACGCCGGCAACGTCGTTGTCATGAACGGCCCATACAAGATGGATCGTGTATCGTTGACTCCTAACGACTTGGCTCTGGATGCCATCCGGCGTGTTCCTGAAGAGCGCATCTGTTCGGCCCTTGGTCTCAACCCAATGGTGCTGGGGCTTGGTTCTGGCCTTGAGCGAAGCACCTACAGCAATTATGAGCGCGCCCAACAGGCAGCTTGGGAAGACGGCATGGTGCCTTTATTCCGTGCAATCGCAGATGTAATCACCATCCATCTGCTACCTGATTATGCTGAGACTCAGCAAGGTGATTTCCTTGAGTTCGATGTATCCCAAGTTCGTGCTCTGGCTGATGACCTAAGCGCAGCAGCTGAACGTGCCGAGCGCCTATTCAAGGCTGGAATCATTGACCGCGCGGAAGCAAAGCGCATTGCATCCATGGATCCACAGCCAGAGGATGAGGGCATCCTACACCCAACAGCGATACAAACCCAGAACATCGGCACAATCACACCTTCTAAGTCCGTTGACCTGAAGTACATCCCTAATCAAGGAATGCAGGACGCGGCTCATAGGGCTCTGGCATGGCATGAAGACGGGAAACCCGGCGGTACCATCGTCGGCTTGACTCGTGCAAACCAGATTGTCAACGGCGAGAAACTCAGCGAGGATATCATCCTCCGGATGTACTCATTCTTTAGCCGTCATGAAGTAGACAAAGAAGCCGAAGGGTTCAACGCTGGTGAGGCTGGTTATCCCTCCGCTGGTCGTGTTGCATGGGATCTATGGGGCGGTGATGCTGGTTTCTCATGGGCAACCTCCAAGCGTGACCAGATACAAGCAGACGGCAAGAGCCTTGATTGTTGCACTCCGGGGGTAGTGTACAAGAGCCACCCTTTTTACGGGTACGAGCTGGAGCCACTACCAAGCGAGTAGACGATGGCACGGCTCGCATTTATGCGGCATCCCAGAAGTTCCGCAACGACTTACTGGAGCGTGAAGGCGTAGCCATCTCCAAGATGCAACGCGCCTACAAAGCCGCTACCAAAGCCAGCATCGATGAACTGGAAGCACTAGAGGGACGTATCGCAGAGCGTGAAGCCAACGGAGAACCACCTAGCCAAACCATCCTTTGGATGAGACAGAGGATTATCGAAAATATCGAACAACTGGGGAAGAACCTAAAAAAGTTTAGCATCGAGGGGGCACAGATAACCGCCGATGGACAACTTGAGTCGGCCATCCTTGCGAATGAGGCGAGCGGGAGCATGGTTGAAACGGCGGCTGGCCGTAAACCGGCAGGCGTTACACTCGGCAGTACATGGACAGCACTCCCAGATGATCAGCTCCAAACCTTTGTCGGCATGGCGGGTGATGGAAGCCCTCTGGGTGAGTTATTTGCGACCATCCCGCAAGTAACGACCGATGCAATGACTATGGCTTTGACACAGGGTATAAGCCTCGGCGAAGGCCCACGAACGGTAGCACGGCGTGTACGTAAGGTGGCTGATATCGGACGGCAGAGAGCCGAGACGATAGCACGAACCGAGATGATACGAGCCGCCCGTGAAGCACAACGCCAACTGTATACCCAGAACATGGCGGTGCAAGGATACCGCCGACAAGCGACCCAAGATAGCCGGGTATGTTTAGCCTGTCTGGCTTTGTCTGGAACACTCCACAAGACCGATGAAATCATGCCATCGCATCCAAACTGCCGGTGTGTGATGATTCCAGAAACGCTCTCGTGGGCGGAGATTACCGGGGATTCTTCTATCCCTGATACGCGGCCAGCGGTAGCAACACCTGATCGCATCCTTGCTGGTCTTAGTGAAGCCGACAAGTTAGCCATCATGGGGCCTAAGCGTTACGAAATGTACATGGACGGCAAACCACTAACCGACTTTGTGCAGGTAGACCAGAACCAAGACTGGGGGCCTACAACCCGTGTAGTGCCTCTGTACGGGCTTGTGTAGGCTATGTGGGATAGTGACAGCATGGAACTGCTAACAGTCTATTCCGACTCTGTAAAGTCTGACCGTCTTGGTTATGTCAAGGGCTACCTTGTGCGCTTTGGCTCGCCTGAAACGCCCGACCTTGAAGGTGACTTTTTCACCCCTGATACAGACTACGGTTTCCCGGTCAAGTCAGGTCAAGCGGTACCTCTCAACTTGTACTACCACCATGGTATGGATGCTGTCGTAGGTAAGCGTTGTATCGGTACAGGCACAGTCAAGATGACCGATACAGGCTTATGGTACGAGGCTCAGGTAGATATGGCTGACGAATACGGCCAGATGATCGCGAAGCTCTGCAAGCAAGGGAAGATGGGTTATTCCTCTGGCGCAGCTGGGCATCTGGTACAGCGCAAGAGCAATGGCACGGTCAATCAGATTGTTTCTTGGCCTATCGCTGAGGCATCAATCACACCTACACCAGCGGAGTACAGAAACACGGTCAAGTCACTAAAGGATATGTATGGCATGGAACCTATGGAAGATGACGACATGGAAGAAGGCGGCGAGGAGTTTCTAATCACTCCAGAGGAAGCCGAGCCACAGATTGGCGAAGACCCTACAGCCTATATTGAAAAGGTCTACACGGGAACCGGGGCTCATATCATCCATGAAGGTTTCGAGGGGCTTTACGAGAGCCTCTGTGCTGGCATCATGGGGCTCTACGAAGTCCAAGGGGATAAAACTCCGTACATCGTTGCACTGGTCGATGGCTTTGCTGACCGTGCCAAGAAACTCGCAACAGCCATTGGCTCTGATCCGATGCTGGTGAAGTCCGCTCCGGATTCGCTCCGGGGTGTAGAACGTCGGCTGCGGGATGCAGTCGGACTCTCCCGGTCTGCCGCTAAGCGGCTGGCTCCTGATTGCTGGGAATCTCTGCGGGATGCAGACCAGCCAGAGACGCAACCGGACATCGTAGTTGAGGCGAAAGCCACTGACCAAGAGCGGGAAGATTTCCTCGCTCGCTTGGAGATTATGTCACTATGACAATCGAACAACTCGAGTCTAAGAAACTCGGAAACATCGCAACGGCCAAGGAGTTGGCTGCTTCCGGTGGTGACCTCGCACAGGCTAAGTCCCTGATGTCCGAAGTCAAGGATATTGAAGCTCGCATCGAGATGATTAAGTCGCTCGGTGAGACTGCACCTGTAGCCGCTCCTTCTGTTCAGCCATGGACAAACGGTGGCGTGGTGAAGTCGGTCTTTTCCGGCAACCGCGACGAGCAGAACTACAAGGGCTACGTCATGGGCAAATTTGCTCTGGCTGTCGCTGGTAACAAGTCCGCTGAACAATGGCTCAAGTCTAACGGACACTTGAAGGCACAGAACGAAGGCACAACGACCGCTGGTGGATTCCTTACTCCTGACCTGCTTTCTTCTGACCTTGTCTACCTCCGTGAGCAGTACGGTGTTGCTCGTGCAAACTGCCGTATCGTTCCTATGACATCGGACGTGCAGCTTGTGCCGAATGCAACTGCATCCACCACTGTCTACTATCCGGGTGAAAACACCACCATCACGGCTAGCGACATGACCTTTGCGCAGATCTCGTTGACCGCCAAGAAACTTGCAATCCTTACGCAGGTTTCCAAGGAACTTAACGAGGACAGCGTGGTTGACATTGGCAACGCTCTTGCCCGTGACTTTGCATACAACCTCGCGAAGGAAGAAGACCGCGTTGTATTCAGTTCAGCATTGACTGGCTCGGATGCTTCCGGATTGGTTGGTCTTGGTCGTACTCTTACCGACCTTGCATCTGGTGCTTACGCTAACTATGGCAATATCGCATCTGCTGTCGTTGGTGCTGCTGGTACTGGTGCTGCATGGTCTGGCTTTACGCTTGCTAACTTGCAGAACATGATTGGCAAACTCCCAACCTATGCCGACAGTCCTAAGTGGTACATGCACAAAAACTTCTTCTATACCGGCATAGCTGATAAGCTCGCCGCTCTTGGAGGAAACAACATCACGGCAATCCAGAACGCTTATGGAACTGTTCCACTGCTCTACGGTTACCCAGTCATATTCGTTCAGAACATGATTGCAAACCCTGCAATCGATAGCCCAGTGGCTTTCTTGGCTGACCTTAGCAAGGGTGTTGCATTCGGTGATCGCCGTGGCATTACCGTTGAGATGTCCGACCAGCCATACTTCATCCAAGATTCTTGGGCGTTTAAGGCAACCGAGCGTTTCAGCGTCAACTGCTTTGATGCTGGGAACTACTCGGCGACAGCTTCCGCTCGTGTTCCTGGTTCGTTCATCGGCCTTATCGCAGCTCACACGTAAGGCAGTGCGGAGTAATACCGCAACCGACCCAAAGACCCTCGGCATTCGTGCCGGGGGTTTTTCTTTTAGTAAACCGGGCTCATGCCCGTGTGGGATACTGAGACCATGAGCCTGAGCCGTGCCGATGCCATTGGAAGAGTTGCTTTGTACAGTCAAGCGGCGCAATATCCAGCCGTGTCTACTACCGACATTGGCATCATCCTTGATGAACATGAGCGCTTTGAAACTTGGACAGCAAGCACCGTCTATGCCGTCGGTGATCGAGTAGTCGGCACTACGCCTAATGGGCGAGTCTACGAATGCCGACAGGCGGGAACATCAGGGACTACCGAGCCAGAATGGCCTAGTACCTGGGGCTGGACGTGGGAAGGTTTTCTGCTTACCGAAGGCACATCTAACCCGCAGCTAGCATGGGTTGACATGGGGCCAGCCAATGTTGAGCGTTACGATGTCCGCACTGCCACCCGTGCTGTGTGGCTTCTCAAAGCTGGTTTAGTTGCCACAGAAATTGATGCCAAGGAAGGGCCGAGCGATGTCAAGCTTAGCCAACTTCAAGCGCAGTTCCTTATGATGGCCGAGCGTTTCCGCCCGGTGAGTATCTTTTGATGTCTCCGATACTCCGTGGCATCCTAAGCCGTGCGCTCGTCCGTAACCTCGTCCAAGACCGGGTTATTGTCCTACGTATGACGCTCACAGAGGATGGTAGAGGCGGTCAGACGCAGGACTGGCGACAAGTCGATGAGTTTTTGGGGCGCATGGTCAATCAGGGTAATAACGAAATGTTGTTAGACCAAGGTATTAAAGTTGTATGCAATTGGTACTTGGTTGCTCCAGCCGACCGGCAGATTCAAGCCAACGATCGCATTCGACTGCACGATGAACCAAATCACTACTTTGATGTAATCGGCACGGATGCCGGACAAACTAACCTGCTGATTCAGCATGTATCTCTCAAGGAGCATTTTGCATAATGGGCGCATCAGAATGGACAGCCATTGGTCTAGCCGTCTCCTCCGGCATAATCAGCCTGTTGGTTTACATAATTAAATTCTTGCATCGGATGGATAAACGCAACGCTGTTGACACGGCTACTTTGAAGGATCACAGCGGACGCATCGTGCGTCTCGAAACTGTCACGGGCGAACTCAAAACACAGGTCACAAGGCTGGAGGCAAAGCAATGAACAGTATCAGTATCAAGCGGTTAGTGGTTGTCGTGCTGGTTGCTTTCGTGGCTTCCTTCACCAGTGTATTCGGGGATGGCATCCGGACATCGGAAGCCAAAGACATCACCGAGCTCGGCGCAGTGATGACACTGTACGGGAGCAAGGCAATAGCGGCTGGTGTCTCCGCTGCGGTTTCATCTGTGCTCGCGTTCCTCACGATGCCTTTCAAGGGTGTGCAAGCCAATGCGATGAAGGTGGGCAAATGAATCTCCAGAATTATCGACTAGAGCCGAACCCTTTAAGCCCAGGCGATTGGATTGTCTTTGGTGACATCTACGATAACGAGGGCAAGCTTATTGGTACTTTTGGAGAAAATGGTACATCGGTATTCGGTTGGTGGGTTTTGCAGGATGCTGAATTTCAAAATCTATATAGTCAACAATTCTCATTTGTTATGGCACAACAAA